TATATGATCTTTAAGAAATTTAACTATTTTAGTATGTCCATGTTTACTTGCTAAACGTAAAGCCTCATTTTCTTTAGCATGTATATTAGCGCCATGATCAAGAAGAAGTTTAACTATTTCAGTGTGTTCATATAAAATTGCCCAACGTAAAGCCTCATCATCATTGGCATGTACATTAGCACCATGATCAAGAAGAAGTTTAACTATTTTAATATGTCCACGATCACTTGCCCAACGTAAAGCATAATCATTTACAGCATGTACATCGGCACCGGCATCAAGAAGAAATTTAACTATTTCTGTATATCCATATTCACTTGCATAACGTAAAGCTTCATCTTCTTCGGCATGTACATTAGCACCGGCATCAAGAAGAAGTTTAACTATTTCGGTATATCCATATCCGCTTGCTGCACGTAAAGCATAATTATTTCGGGCACGTACATTAGCACCATAATTAAGAAGAAATTTAACTATTTCAATATATCCCCTTTCACTTGCATTACATAAAGCTTCATCATATTCGGCATGTACATCGGCACCATAATCAAGAAGAAGTTTAACTATTTCAGTATGTCCACATTCACTTGTTTTACGTAAAGCTTCATCTTTTTTAGCATGTATATTGGCGCCGCGATTAAGAAGAAGTTTAACTATTTCAATATGACCATTTTCACTTGCCCAACGTAAAGCTTCATCATTTTTAGCATGTACATTTGCACCATAATCAAGAAGAAGTTTAACTATTTTAATATGTCCTTCAATACATGCTACACGTAAAGCATAATCATCTTCAGCGTGTACATTAGCACCATAATTAAGAAGAAGTTTAACTATTTTAATATACCCTTTAATACATGCTACACGTAAAGCAACATCATTTTCAGCATGTACATCAGCACCATGATCAAGAAGAAATTTAACTACTTCAATACGTCCATACTCACTTGCCAAATGTAAAGCTTCATCATCTTCAGCATGTATATCAGCACCTATATTAAAAAGATATTTTACAAATTCTAATTTCCCTTCTTTTGCACAAATAATTAAAGCTTGATCTATATTTTTAATTTTTTCTTTTATAGATTTTGCCCAATTCTTTATTTCTTGAATTTTGCGCAAAGCTTCATCAATAGTATAAGATATTTCAATATCAATAATATTAATAAGATATTCTATAAAATCACGTTTTTCGTGAAATAAACAAACACTAAAAGCTTGATTTGCATCTTTAAACTCTTCTCCTATAGATTTCATCCAATCCTTTATTTCTTGAATTTTACCTATGCCTAATTCTGCTAAAGGATCTTTAATATCAACAAATCTTTCATTAAGAGATTCTTTAACTCGTTTTTCTTCTTTGGCTATATGATCTCGAAGAAGTTTAACTACTTTAATATGTCCATTATTACTTGCTAAACGTAAAGCCTCATCTTTTTTAGCGTGTACATCGGCACCATATTCAAGAAGAAGTTTAACTACTTCAACATGTCCCCAATAACTTGCCCAACGTAAAGATTCATCATCCCTAGCATGTACATCGGCACCATAATCAAGAAGAAGTTTAACTACTTCAGTACGACCCCAATAACTTGCCCAACGTAAAGATTCATCATCCTTGGCATGTATATCGGCACCATAATCAAGAAGAAGTTTAACTATTTCAGTATATCCATTATAACTTGCTATACATAAAGCCGCATCATTATTAGTATGTACATCGGCACCTATATTTAAAAGATATTCCACAAATTCTTTTTTTCCATGTTCTGTACAAATAATTAATGCTTGATCTATATTTTCAAATTCTTTTTCTATAGATTTCATCCATTTTTTTATTTTGCCTAATAGTGTTATACCTAATTCTTCTAATGGGTCTTCATATTCAATAAATCTTTCATTAAGAGATTCTTTAACCCATTTTTTTTCTTTGATTATATGATTCTGAGAATATTTAACCATTTTAAATTTATGTCCTAATTTATAATTATCAAAATATTTATGTAAATTTTCTTTTATTATTTTTGTTTTCATAACGTAAAATAAAAAATTATTTTAAATAGGTGTTTTATATTTTTCTATGTAATATAAATAATTTTCAGGAATTTTGTTATAATATTCTTTATTCATAAATATTTTAGGAATTTTTACCATATAAACCTTTCCATTTGGAACAGTTGTTACTCTTATTTTTAATAATTGAATTGTTCGATAATCTAATATATTATATTTGTCTATTTTAATCATTTTTTCCGCACAAAATTTATCTTTATAATATTTTTCTCCATTTATTATTACAGGAACTTTATCATTATAACCTATAAATACATAAATATTATATTCCTCATCTTCTTCAATTTCTTTTTTATTTCTTGATATTTTATATTTAAATATTACTTTAAAAACATTTATCATTTCATTATTTCCAAATTCTTTTATATATTTTTCAATTTTTTTTATTGATATTCCATTTTTATAGGCTTTTTCTAATAAAGGAATTAATTCATTAATTTTATTTTTTTGTATTGTTATATTAATAAGTTCTTTTGCAAATTCTTTTAATTGCGGTGGTAAATATTTTAGTTGTATTTCAATTAAATTATCAGATTTTTCATAAAAAGAATATGGGGTAAAAATTTCACCCGTTCCTAAGATTTCAAAATTATCATAAGAATATCCATTATCTTTTAATTCTTTTTTTATTTTATTTGTTACTCCTATTCCTAATTCCTTTAATGGATCATTATATTCAACAAATCTTTCATTAATACGTTTTTGATTAAAATATTCATATTTAACTAAAGTTTTAATTTTATCTAATAATTCCCACGAAATAAATACATTATCTCTACCTAATATTCCTCGCTTAGATGCTAATACTTTTCCATTATCTGTATTTATTATTTTAAATTCGTGAGGCCCAATTTTAATATTTTCATTAAGACTTTCTTTAACTAATTTAAATTTACCCATTTTTATTTACTTATTTTAATTTAAAATTTTATATTTTATATATTTCTCTAAATATAAAAAAATTTTATTAAAGATATATACATAAAAAAATATATGAAAAATATAAATAATAATGTTTTTTTAGTTAAAATTTATCAGCAAATAAATGATGGTAATTATGATGAATTCTTTACTTTACCATTTATGTCAAAGGAATTATTTTTTAATATTATTAAATCAAAAATAATCAAAAAAATTGAAACTGGTGCTACGCCAATTCTTAATGATAATGAAATTAAAGAATGTATAACTGAAACTAAAGAAGTTGCAGCATCTATAATTTCATTATATTTAAAATTAGATTTTATAAAAAAGACTTCTAGAGGAATAGAATTTACAAAAAAAGGATATTTGGCTATTAAAACAGCTTATAAAAATTTTTAATTTTATTAAACAAATAATGAATATTTTTAAAAAAATATATTTTTGGAAAAATACATCTAATATAATTACTAAAAATATATGGAATGATTTAAAACCATTGGATCCATTTAAATTAAAAAACATTTCATTTCCAGATAATCAATATTTTAAAGAAGAATATAAAAAAACTCAAATTATAATTCATCATACTATATCAGGTGATGGTGTAAATGGTGATATTAATTCATGGGAAGCAACACCTGAAAAAATAGCAGTATGTATAATAATTGATAGAAATGGAATTCCTTATCAATTATTTTCATCAAAATATTGGGCATATCATTTAGGATGTAATAATACATGGTTAGATAAACACTCAATAGGAGTAGAATTAGATAATTGGGGTGGTTTAATTTTAGGTGATGGAACTAATAAATTATTTGATAATCCACCCAAAAATATAAAAACAGAACCCGGCAAATTTTATTCATATTATGGAAATATTGTTAATGTTCCAATACAACAATATTATAATAATTTTAGAGGATATTATTATTTTGAAAGATATACAATTGATCAAATAAAAACACTCGGTGAACTTATTTTATATTGGAATTTAAAATACAATATTCCATTAACTTATAATGAAAATATGTGGGATATTTCTCAAGAAGCACTTGGAGGAAAGCCCGGGATATGGAGTCATATATCATATAGAAAGGATAAAAGTGACTGTCACCCTCAACCAGAATTAATTGAAATGCTAAAATCATTATCAAATTTAAATAAATAAAATAAAATACATATTTTTATGAATTTTAAAAAATTTAAAATATGGTTAAATGAAAATGAAATTAATGATATTATAGTATTAATTCCAGGTTCATTTAAACCCATGCACGCGGCTCATGTAAATTTAATTAAAAGATATGTAAATTATCCTGGAGTAAAAGAAGTAAAAGTTTTAATAGGTCCTGGAGTAAGAAATGGTATTACACAAAAAGAAGCTTATATAATTGCCAAAAAACTTTTATCAGATTTAGAAAAAGTTTCCATAGAGTGTGTAGAATATCCTTCTCCTATATTAACTGCATATAAATATATGGAAACCGCTAAACCTGGTGTATATGCTCTTGGATCTTCTAAAAAAGGAAAAGATAATGAAGACTATAAAAGAGTAATTAAATTTACAAATGATTATAGTTCTGGAGGAAGATATTATGATAAATTACCCGATGGAGTAAAAGTAATTGAACTTCCAGTTGATTCAACCCCGATATTTTATAATAATAGAACAGACGAATATAATAATTATCCTATTTCGGCATCAGTTCTTAGACATGATATTTTAAATAATGATTATAAAAATTTTAAAACAAATTATCCTGGATATGATGAAAATATAATTAAGTTTATATGGGATTTAACAAAAAATAATATTACCGAATCATTAAATGAAGAAGAAAAAAGAGTAAATGTACATATGATGCATATTGAAGAACTTTTATTTGAAGGAAAAGATGCATTAGATAAAATAAAATTTATGATAAATGAATTAATTAAAAAATTATTAGGTGAATCTTCAAAAATTACATTATCTGTTAAAATAGATGGAGCACCGGCAATGACAGCGTGGACATCTTTTCCGGGTTTAAAATCACACGGTGTAAGTACAAAATCACTTTTTAATAAAACAAAAACTGTAGCATTTTATACACCTGATGATATTGATAAAGTATATGAGGATAATCCAAAGTTGGCATATTCACTCAAATTATTACTTAAATATGTAAAATATATTAATATACCAGAAAACGAAATATGGCAAGGAGACTTTTTATTTAATAATAAAACAATTAAAGATGAAGGAGATTCTTATTCATTTAAACCTAATACTATAAAATATGTTATAGAAAAAACAAATTCCGAATTATCAAGTAAAATAGCAAATGCAGAAATTGGAATAGTGTGGCATACAAGATATACAGGAAATAATATTAATAATGTTAAAGCAAATTATAATATAGATATATCAAAATTAAATGAAGTAAAAGGAATTTATATGTCAGAGCCTTATATAAAAAAAATAAGTACAACTGTAACAAATGAATTAATTAATTTACAAAACGAAGCAGATAATATTTTTAAAGATATTGATATATTAAAACAACAAAAAAATTATGATAATATTGTAGAATTTAAAGATTTAAAATTATTATTTAAAAAATTTCATAATAAAAAAATACGAAATAGACAGGATCTTGATAATAAAATATTTATAAAAGAATTTTTAAATTTTATAGAAGAAGAAAAGGGCCATAATTTTATAGAAAAAAGAAATATAGATGAATTTTTACAAAGTAATAAGAACATATATTACATTATAATTGATATTATAAATAAATTAACTTCTTTTAAAAGAAAATTAGTTCAAAAACTTAATAATTTTGCGTTATATAAATCATATGTAGAGTTAAAATCGGGAGAAACAAAAAGTATAAATCAGGAAGGTTTTGCTATATCATCACCTAATGGTGATATAGTTAAAATAATTAATAGAGAAGAATTTAGTTATATGAATTTTTCACCAGATGTTTTAAGAGATTGGGAACATTAATTAAAAAATTAACAAAAATTTAAATATAAATATAAAACTTTTAATATATTTTTAAATATATATTTAAACTAAGAATACTAAAGCGCTTTAATTCTTAAGTTTCTAAAATTATTATTAACTAAAAAAACTAAATGTACTATGAAACCTAATTATGACTTAGATTCCTTATTTCATCCTAATGTAGACTTCTCAAAAGGTAGTTCACAGTCTGATGAAGAGTATTCTCCCTCCGCCGATAAAGGCACAAATGGCGTTTATCAATCTGTTATTAGATTTATTCCATGGTGGCAAGATCCTCAACACTCAATTTTTGATAAATGGGTGTGTTTTTTGGTTGATCCTGTTACAAATCGTGGAAGAAGTGTCGACTGTCCATCCTCAGTAGGAAAGCCTTCTTTACTACAAGACATGTATTTTAAACTTAAAAAATCAGAATCAATTCAAGATCAAAAGAAAGCTGATATTTTTAGTAGAAGACATCAATATACTTCACTTATTCAAGTTATTAAAGATCCTCATAATCCTAAGCTTGAAGGAAAAATTCTTGTTTTTAAATTCGGAAAAAAAATTTTTGAAAAATTAGAAGCTGAAAAGAAACCTCTTGTAGGAGAACCACATGAACCATTTGATCTTTTATATGGTAAACCATTTCAACTTATAATTACTAAACAATCCGGATTTAATAATTATGATCAATCAAAGTTTTTATCATCTCCTATCCCTTTAATGATACCCGTTAATGCTAAAGGAGAAATTGTTCCATTAGGAACCGAAGGCTCTAAACTTGCGGGTATTAATGAAAGAACACCCAAAGAAATGGTATTTAATTATTTGAAGGAAAATAGTCCAGATCTTAATAAATATGCATTTAAAGATTGGGATATGGAAACTATAGAATATGTTAATCAAATTATTGTTCAAGTTACAGGTGAAGTTCCTTCAAATGCTATTGCAGATATAAGAAATTCAGAAAATTTAAAAACACCTGCGAGTAAATCTACCACAGGTTCTAAAACATCTTCTAAAAATACTGGTATTATAGCAACCGAATTATCTCTTGATGAATTAAGTTCAGAAGGTTTAACAGACGAATTTACAAGTTTAAATCTTGATGATTTAAGTTCCGATGGATTAGGGTTACCGGGTGATTTAAATGAAGCATTAGGAAATCTGTAAAAAAATGAAACCAAATGTTGATATTTTGAAAGGGATGAGTTATAACTCTTCCCTTTCAGATATTGACGCAACAGTATCCTTTGAGGAATACAAGGGGCGTCTAATATCTTCTTTACAGGATATTCTTAATAGAACATTCCCAGAAAATCGTGTTAAACAACAAATACGTGAGTATAAAGATCGTATAAATTTTAGTTGCCCATATTGCGGTGATAGTGTAAAAAATCATTATAAAAAACGAGGAAATTTTATTTTAATTGGAAAATATGCTGGATATTTTAAATGTCATAATTGTGGAATTGCAAAAAGAATTGATTTATTTTTTAATGACTTTAAAGTTAATCTTGATTTAAATACTATAAATTATATTAGTAGTATTATAAAAGACTTTGATTTTAAAAATAATACTATTGATATGTCTATATTTTTTGACATTGATAAAATTGAAAGTTATGCTATTGATAGACAAGAATTTTTAAAATATTTTGGATTAAAAGAAATAAAGGGTACTTCTATTGAACCATGGTTAAGATATCGTTTACAGTATGATGATAAAAAGTTTTTATATAATTTAAAAGAAAACTATTTAGTAATTTTAAATTTAACACCGTCTGGAAAAATTTTAGGAGCACAAAAAAGATTATTTAAAGGAAATAGTAAGTATAAAACATTAAAACTTAGTTACATTTATACAAAAATGAAAAAAGATGAAAAAATTATTCCTGATGAAATAGATAGAATATCTCAATATTTTAATATTTGTTTACTTAATTATTCTAAACCGATAACCTTATTTGAAGGACCTCTCGATGCATTTTTATTTAAAAATGCAGTTGCCAATGCCGGTGCAAATAAAGATTTTCCATTTGATATTAAATATAGGTTATTTTATGATTATGACGAAACTGGTATTAAAAGAAGTATTGATAAAATAAATCAAGGATTTGAAGTATTTCTATTTGGAAAATTTCTTAAAGATATTAATGCCCCTTATAGAAAAAAATGGGATTTAAATGATATACTTATTTGGGCAAAACAAAATAATGTTAAATTACCTAATTTTGATGATTATTTTTCCAATGACCCATTAAGTATAATTGATATTTAATTATAAGATACTTTATATATAAAATAAAAATATATAATGAAACTTTCAAAAATTGCTAAAGATTATGGACTAAAATTAACATTTTTAACAGAAAAAAATTTTAAAAAAATATCCAAACAATATGATGATATAACAAAGGCAGATGCAAAAAATAATTCATATTATTATGTAGAAGATGATCATATTATTATAGGATTTTATGATGACAAACATTATAAAAAAGCTGCATTTTTTCATGAATTGGGCCATTCATTAATTAATGATAGTTTTGAAAAATTAGTAAATTATAATGAAATACTTATTGAATATGAAGCATGGATATTAGGATTAAAAGTTGCAAGAAAATATAATATTAAATTACCAAATAAAATATTTAAATATATGTTAAAATCTATACATAGTTATTATAAAGATTCATTACGAGAAGTTGAAAAAACAAATAAAAAAAATTCTAATAAAAATAAAAAACTTGAAACTATATTAGAATTTAAATTTGAAAATCATGAAGATCCTCCAGAATTAAATATAGAAATTAATTTTATGGATAAAGAAAAAAATAAAAAAATAAAAAATATTAAATTAAAGCGAAATAAAAAAGAAAAAAATAATTTAAATTTATTTTAGAATATGGAAAATAATATAAAACTTGATTCTAAAGAAACTTTAGAAGAAAGATTTTCTCGAGAAAGATTAGAGTGGACAGAAAAAATAAAAGATATATCAAAAAGATTACATGTAATTTTTGATATACCAGAATTAATGACTACATTATATACCGAAAGACAAAGGGCTGCAGAATATTATCATTATCTTATTACATTATTAATTGCATTAAATAAAAAATATAATGCGGCATATGCTGAAAAATATGATTATTATACAAATAAAGTACAAATACGATATCCTACAGAATCATCAAAACATAATAGAATACAAACTGATTTAGCAGATTTAGTTGAAAAAAAGGCAACTATTGAAAATCATAGTAAATTTATAGATCAGTGTATAAGAACAATTGATGCAATTATTTATGCTATACCAAAACGAATTGAAATTGAACAAATAGCTAGAGGAAAATAAAAATAAGATATAAATGAAATTTAAAGTAGATAGCAGCAAAAAATTTTTAATTTTAGTTGATTCTACACAATTGGAATATGAACAATTGGAGCACAGTTTTACAAAACGTGTAGTAAATTGGGCTGCTATTCGAAATAAAAATTCTCATCAACCAAAATCCTTTGAGACCAAATTTATTGATAGATATGGTCGTATTCCAATAGGTTTATGGAAAGAATTACAAATATTTGCAAAAAAATTCATGTTTCCTTTGGAAATTGAAGGATTAGAAAATATATATGATAAAAATTTTGATGATTCTGATTTTATAGAATGGGTAAATACTTATTTTGAAGAATCCGAAAAACAACCAAGAGATTATCAAATTGAAGGAGTATCTCGTATTCTAAAATATAAAAAATGTGTTGAAGAAATCTCAACATCTGGCGGTAAAACACTTATGGCATTTATGTTATTTCGTTATCTTTTATATAAAAAGGAAATAAATAAAATGCTATATGTTGTACCAAATATTTCTCTTGTAACACAAACGGAAGAAGAATTTTATTCTTATGAAGAAATGTGTGGAAAAAAACCGGTGTGGAAATCACAATGTATATATAGTGGTAGCGGAAAACAAGAAAATGAAGATGTTAATATAGTTTTTGGAACATTTCAATCATTAAGAAAAAAAGATTTAACATATTTTTCAAAGTTTGATATAGTATTTATAGATGAGTCTCATCATACAAAAGCATCTTCTATTAAAAACATAATAATTAAATGTTTTAATGCAAAATATACAGTTGGAATGACCGGGACTCTTCCATCTGAAGGTTCATTGGATTCATTTATAATACAATCTTATTTAGGTCCATGTGTTTATATAATTGAATCATCGGATTTAATTGCAGCCAATTATGCAACTCCTGTAAGAGTAATTGCTATTGAAATGGATTATTTGGAAGAAGAAATAAAGAAAAAATTATATAATTTGCGAAATGTAAGTGCTGATGAAAAAGATGGTATTAAACTTCTTAATCTTGAAAAAGATATTGTAAGAGAAAATTATAAAAGATTAATGTATATATGTGATACCATAGCAAAATCAACAAAAAATTCATTAGTTCTTTTTTCTGATATAAAAAATGATTACGGAAGAAAAATTTTTAATTATTTAAAAGAAAACACGGATAAAATAGTTTATTATATAGATGGTAATACAAAAGCAGAAAATAGGGATTATTATAAAAAACAGATGGAAGAAAATAATGGAATAATAATAGTAGCAAGTATAGGAGTTTTTAGCGAGGGTATAAATATTTTAAATCTTCATAATATTTTTATAACAGAAAGTTCAAAAAGTGAATATCAAGTTCGTCAAATGTTAGGAAGAGGAATGAGATTAATGGAAGGAAAAGAAATTATTAATGTCATAGATTTTTGTGATAATTTTATTTATGGTAGTAATAAATATCAAAAAATAAATTATTTAATGCGTCATGCATATGCACGCGAACGTATTTATAAGGATAAAGGATTTCCTTATAAACGTTTTAAAGTAAAATTATAAAATTATTTAAAAATAATAATAAAAATTAAAATAAAAATAATTAAATGAAAAATTGTAATTGTAAAAAAAATAAAAAAATATCTCCTTTAATAAAAAAAATAATTAAAAAACAAAATAAAAATTCCGAAATAATTAAAAAATTTCCTGTTAAAAAATAATTTTATCTTCTACTACC